GTCCGGCGGCGCGGCTGCGCTCGAGCGTGCCCGCCCCCATGCCCGCCAACTCGCGCGCCTGCGTCCTGAGAATGACATCCAGATAATCCCGGGCGGCGGCTTCGGCATCGCGGTATCCCAGCTTGACGGCATCGATCGCGGCCGTCTCCTGGATGCTGTTGATGCGGATGCCGGCCGCCGCGTCGGCGCGCACTTTGGCGAGCTTCGCCTGCGTTTCGAGAATCTTCTTGTCGTTCTCGACTTTGTCCTTGCCGATCAGCCCTTCCTGTTGCAGGCGCGCGATCTCTTTTTGCAGCTCGGTTTCCTGCGCCTGGCTGTTGAGGTTCAGGAAGCCGAGCTTCGCGGCGTAATACGCCTGGTCGCTCACCAGGCCGGCGGCGCGCATCGCCTGCATGATCTTCTCGGCGTTGGCGAAGGTGCCGAGGGTGACATCGCTGGCGGCCTTGATCCGATCGAGGTCGAGGCCGAGCTGCGCCTTGGCCATCTCGCCCACGAAGGCCCGGGCCCGCGCCGCTGCCGCTTCGGCCGCGGCCGCCTTGGCGGCCGCCTCTTCCGGGCTGAGGACCTTGCCCGGTTTCGGCTCGAGGCTTTTCTGCAGCTCGGCGATCCGCGCCTTGGTGCTCGCGATCTTCGCGTCCAGGTCTTTTTTGTCGCCATAGAGCCAGTTGGCGAGGATGCCGCCTTCGGGCGCATTTCTTTCGAGGCCGCCGCGCTTGAGCTCGAGATCGGCCAGGTCCTGGCTCAGGCTCTTGATTTTGGTTCGGGCGCTGGAGAATTCGTCGGTAAAGAGGAATGCGCCGAGTGCGCCCATGCCGCGCCACAGGGCGGCGAGCTTGCCGGAATCCTCGTAGGCATCCTGCAGCGCCTTGCTAATGCGGATGAACGCCGGGAGCATTTCGCCCGCCAGCTGCGTGCCGAACCCCGTGGAGGTGACTTTCAATTCCGCCAGGCCGACCTTGAACTGGTGCGCGTCATCGGCCAGTTTCTCCGTCACGCCGGACAGCCGGGCGCCCCGCTCGATGATCTCGCCGATCTTCTCGCTGCCTTCGGCGAGCGCCGGCGCCAGTTCCGCCCACGACTTGCCGAAAATCTTCTGCGACAGCGCATTGCGCTCCTGGATGTCGGGCAGGAGATTGAAGATGTCCGCGAGCTGCCTGAACGCGCCGACATTGTCCTTCGCCGTGACCCCCAGCCGCCTGAAACCCTCCGGGTCCTTGCCCATCTCGACGGACATGTGGTTGATGCCATTGGCGAGCCCGTCCAGATCGGTGCCGGTTTCCTTCGCCAGCAGATCGAAGCCCGACAAGGTCTCGATGCTGATGTCGGTGGACCGGTTCAGATCGTGGAGGTGGTTGGCGGCATTGATCGAGCCGACGATCATCGCCGCGAATCCGCCTGCCGCAACGGTGGCGGCGGCGGCGGCGGCGATCAGGCCGGTGTTGATCGACGCCATCATTCTGGCGTTCGAACGATTGATCTCGATGGATTTCAGCGCCGCATCGGCCGCCGCCAGCTGGGCTTCGGTCGCCCCGCGCAGGCCGAGCTTCAACAGCTCGGTTTCGCGCGTCGTCTTGCCGATGGTGACGGCCTGCACGCCGAGCGCGCGCACGTATTTGTCGATCGAGGCGGCCGAGCTCTTGTTGACTTCGGCCGTGGCGATGCCGAGGTCCTTGATCTTGCGCTTGGCGTCGTCAATGCCGGCGTGCAGCTTCTGCGCGTCGGTGCTGACTTCGATGACGCCTCTGCCGATGACGTCGCTCATTTCTTCCTCATCGTCGCCAGGGCTTCGTCTTCCAGAATGCGCATGTTTTCTTCCAGTGCGTCGTAATCGGACTCGGCGAGGTGCAGCCGGTCCATTTTTCTATAGAGGACGTTGTAATCCAGGCCGATCACGCCGGCGGCGCCGGTGCGCCACTGCGTCGACAAGGAATCGAACAGGCGTATCGCGGGCCAGTTGTCCGGCCACACCTCGACCGATGGGCCGCTCGCTTCCTCCAGGGTCAGCCCGAACGCCGCGGCTTCGGCTGCACTGGGCGCCTGCATCAACTGGTCGAGATAAACCCGGTAGGTTTCCAGCCCCGCGCCGATGTAGTTGTCGCAGAGCAGCTCGACGGATTCCTTGTTGAAAGGATCATCGAGCTCCCAGCCCTCCACCATTTCCATGAAGGATTCGGCGTCGGACTTGCCGGTGCGGGTCTTGACGAATTCCTCCAACGCGGTTTTCGTGCGGTGCTTGAAGATGAACTCGACCGGGACGGGATCGCCGCCGGCCACGGGAATTTCCACCTTCGCCTTGAAGGTGGGATTCGCCACCAGTTTGAGCTTCGCCATGGCTACGAGGCGTAACGCACCGGCTCGGCCAGCAGGCTGAGCGTGATTTCGACCGCCATGATCTCGTTGACCGTGAGCGTGGGCGTCTTGTTCAGACTGATGTAGGCGTTATAGAAGATCACCGCGCCGCTCGGCAGCGTGATCTTCACGGCGCGCGCCAGGCGATCGTCGTTGGCGGCAGACGCCAGGATGTAGCCCGCAAGCGTCGGATCGTCCGCGATGCTGAACGCGAGCCCGGCCGGATTTTTGAAGGTCGGGATGCGCTTTTTGGCATCGGCCTCGAGCAGTTGATATTCCAGGAACTGCTGATCGCCGCCGCTGCTGGTGCTCGACAGGATCTGCGAGAGTTGCGTCCAGGTGAGAATCTCCCGGACCGTGCCGGCGCCGCCCAGGGCCGGGTAGATAGAGGTCAGCGAGGTATCGATTCCCTCAAGCGGAATCTCATCGACCGATGGCGGCGAGCCGACCGACCCCGCCCGGACGATTTTGTCCGTCAGGCGCGACCAGCCGGAGGTAACCTCCATGATATCGCCGGTGATGATCCCGTGGCCGGTTGCAAGTTGAGCCACGCCGGGATTGGCGTTCGAGATTGCGGACATCGCTTTGACGGCCCCGTAGGAAGCGGCGATGGCCACGAGGGCCCCGTTCGGAAGCGAGATGACGGTCAGCAACAAGCCCTGCCGCGCCAGGCAATTGAACAGAAGGGCATCGAGCGTTGCGCCCATCGACACCAGGAACCGCACGACAAACAGGAAGAACTTTTTCATGGCATTCACCTTTCAGATGGACGAAAAAAAAACCGCTTGGAAAGCGGCCGGTTGAGATCGCCCGAAGGCGGGTTAAAAACTCAGGAAGCGTGCCAGAACGAAAAGTCCTGCATGGTCCCGTAAAGCAACGTCGTTTCCTCGTACACGGCCACAGGCGCCCCCAGGACGGTCGTAACGAGCGCGCTATAGGCGCGTAGCGCGTCCTCGACCTGGCGCGACAGGACGGCCGCGCCGTCCCGGGTAGCGTCCCAGACATTGACCTGGAAGCGCGCATTCTTTTTCGAGGGCACGGTCGGATCGATGAAGTTCACGCCGACGCCGCCGATCTGCTGAAAGGTGATGCGCGGCAGGGCGGTCACGGTCTGCGGCGCGAGATCTCGGTAGACGCGGTTCGCTACCAGCGCCTTCAGCGCCGCGAAAATGTCGGCTTCGATGGTCATTCGATATTCCCGACCACGCCTCCGGCGAGCCGCTGCCGCATGCGCTCTTTCCCGGCCTCGATCGCCTCCTGGATGTGGTCGAACGCGGGGCGGATGAACGGTTTCGCCACCTCGCGCGAGGTGCCGTATTCCAGGAAGTGCCAGTGCGGCGCCCGGCCTTTTCTCACGCTGATGGCGTAGGTCTTGACGGTATCGCTCGATTTTTCCGGCAGATAGGCGCGGTAGACGTTGTCGTAGAGCAATCCGGTCTGCTTGTGCTTCAGCGCGTTCCGCTTGACCTCGTCATATTCCACTTTCGCCATCGCGGCGACGCCGGACATCAGCACCTTTTCCTTGATCATGGCCTCGAACCTGTCCAGGTCCTGCGCCAGGTGGTCGAGATTGCTCTCGAGGGAAACGAGATTGTCGACCAGGTGGGAAACGGTTCTAGCCATTGAGAACCTCGCTCACCGGCAATGTCAGGTATTCGGTGCCTCTTTTCGGATCGGCGAGCACGCCTTCCACGTTGTAGATGCCGGCGCCATGCAAAATCCGCATCGACGCCTTCACGCCGGCCCGATAACGGATCACGAATGCCCCCATTATTTTTGATTGCACAATTCCGGCCGCGACGAATTCCCGCACGGAGGCGGGGTGAAACTCGGCCCACCCGGTTGCGAACGTGACCCAGGTATCGGTAATGATGCCGGTCGTCTCGTTTTGCACCGGCACCAGGCTCTGCAGGATGACCTGGTGGCGAAGGTCGCCGGCCCTCATGCCGCCGCCTTCGCCGGCAGGGAGAATTCCCCGATGGGGTTGTAGTCGAGCATCCGCCGGCGTTCCTCGTGCCACTCCTGGGAGAATTCGCAGCCGGCGTACTTCGCAAAGCAAGGTGTGCCTCGCGTGAAATGCACCAGCCGGGCTTCCGGGTTCGGCGGGACTTCGCCGACCAGGTGATTCCACGCCGCGTCAAACGGCCCGATTTCACGCTCGTCGAGCCAGCGGAACTGATGCAGATCGAGCCCCGAGGCTTGGTTCACATACGCCGGCGTGAGCATGCGGCAGCGCGAATTGCGGAACAGCATCACGCTCGACCAGTTCTTGCGCTCGTAACGACTTTGCGGCTGATCGAGGAACTTCGGTCCGGCGGCTGGCGTGTAATCATGCCGCACCACCGACACCGCGGCGTCCGGATGCGCCTGCTCGAACAGTTCCATGATGTCCGCCCGGCAGAGCATGTCGCAATCCATGAACACCGCCTCGCCCTGAAAATCGCACAGCCACGGCACCAGGAAGCGGCTGAAGGCGAATTCGGTGCTCTGGCGCGGGTCCCGGGGGCGCGTCATGGGCAACTGACACAACAGCAGCGGTATGATCTGCACCGGCAGGCTGGCATGCCGCATGATCGAATGCACAAGAACGTGGAAGGCGACCGTTTCGTTCGGGTCAAACCCGATGAAGATACGGCGCATCAAACGTGCGTCCATATTATTCTGCATCCGCGGCATAGGCCAGGCAGTCCTCGCAAATTGTATGGACGACGTTCTTCGCCAAGTGCGCGCGCCTGATTTGCCTGAATTTCTCGCTATGCCATGCGGCCATGAATGGCGTCGTCCGAAGATCGCCCATCGCAAAACGTCCGTCGCTATCGAAACAGCAGGCGGTCAGTATTCCATCAGCGGTCACATGCCCCTCCGAGAAGCAACTCCAGCAGGGCAATGGATTGCGTAGTGCTCCGATGCGGCCCTGATTGCCTGCGGTCGGTACATACCCGAGACTTGCCGTCCGGTCCTCGTTCCAGTGCGTCATTTGCCCGTAAAGCGGCAGCCAGTAATGCTCGTCCACATAGGGCAGCACCTCGCGCTCGAGCATGGCCTCCATCTTCGCCTGCTGCGCGCCGTCGTAGCGGATCGAGCTGGCGTAGATGCCGCACTTGAAGCCGCCCTCGTCGCGCACCGCCCGGGCCGCCTGCAGGTTCAGGAGCGCACGGCGCCACAGCGAGCCCTTCACACCCATCACCTGCTCGAACTGCCATTCGTCTGCGGCGTTGACGCTGAATTTGAGCGAGTCGAGGCCCGCGGCCAGGCAATCCTCGACGGTCGCGCGGTCGGCCAGACTGCCGTTGGTGGTCAGGAACACATAAGGAAACTCCATCTCACGCTTGCACCAGCGGATGGCATCGACCAGCAACCGCGGCGCGCTGAACGATTCGCCGAGATAAAACAAGCCGATCTCCTCGACCCCGCAACAGCGCATGTCGCCGGTGGCGCGGCGAAACAGGTCGAAGCCCATGTCGCCCTTTGGCTGGTTCTGCCGCGTGCGCAGGGCGCAGAAACCACAACGATAATTACATCGCCCGGTCAATTCGATTTTCACCGACCGCGGCGCCGGCGGGTCCTCGCGCAGG